GCTCAAGTTTGCCGCCCCAATCACGCCAATTTGCGACAACTCCTACCGGAGAATTATCCACATACTTTTCAGTTTCGTGGGTAATATAAATTACATCGCAAGGAAGACGATAAATAGCCATCATCAGATGCTCGAAAGTCTTGTTTCTTGCACCATATTGGAATGGCATAATTTTTGTAACGACAGTAGGATTAGGATTAACCTTGAGAATACAAGATTCAAACCAAGAGTCCACACCGTCAAGAACAAAAATTGGGTTCTTGCCTGCTTCAATTTCCTCACGAACATATTTCACAAAGTCATGTGAATTACTCTCCGATACAGTAATATCCACTACATTGTCCTTATTCATTTCGATAGGACAATAAACAGTAATCCTTTCCGTAGCATCGTGATGTTCAATCCAAGTAGATTCAACACCCATATCCCAATCTAAGACGTAAATATCTCGGTCTGGGAAATCTAACGCAAGACCTGTTTTTCCTGTCTTGGGTTCTCCCCAAATACCTAAAACAAGCCTTGATTTGCGTTCTTCTCTTGCCTTTGCCTTATGTGCTTCAAGTCGCTCCTTGAAAGACATTACTGTATCTGTGTTCTTTTTATCCGTCAATCCCATTTATTAGCACCGCCTAATTCAGATTCGTCAATTGAAACGTCTTTTCCGTGAACGGAAGACCATGTATTAATAATATCTGCTACTTCTTGACGGGTATCTGCTCGATACCGGCATTCCTTTGTTCCAATGTGAAACTTAATCCAAAATTCATCTGCTACCTTTTCATTTTCTTTAAAGGTAATAAAATCAACTGCGATTAAATCCACAATGTAATTGTTCTCTAACATAAAATATCTGTTTTCTTTTAACATTTCTTCACCTCAAGGGGAAAGGGCTTCGCACCCATTTGGCCGTCATTTACGCCAACGACTACACAAAGATTGGCTCAGAACCAATCGTAATCTTCTTCAACAGGTGAAGAAGATTCGACTACCGACCCCTTCTTTTCAAGAGCAAGCAAACCCGAAACATTGAGCGTAGCAGGTTCGGTTTCTCCATCAACGGTTCGCTGAGAAGTGTTTCCGATAACGATTACAGATGAACCGATACCGAAATCAATCTCGATGTGTTCAGGAATCCAGCAAGTAAGAACTCCACCGTCTTCCGAATAATCAAATTCGGCATTCAGGTCTGTAATGTTCAGAATGCGGTTTCCGTTAGAAGTCGCGGTCATGTTCATACCGCAAACTACACCATCTGTAACAATGAACCTCTTGTTGTATTCCAACGCTTGACGTTCTGTATGAGCACGGTCAATATCCACAAGAGGAACAATGTGTTCCGACAATTTCTCAGTCAGGAAGTTTTCCACGTTGAAATCATTCATGTTCCTAAAATCGCTGTTGTCCGGTTCAAGGGTATTGTTGAGAACAAGACTGTTAAGAGTCGTTTCAGTCATACCATAGAGATTACCGTTCTCATTGGGAATCGCCATGAAGTGAACCCATTCAAAGACATTTGGAGAGAAATCAACTGCAGGTTGGTTCTTGTAAGAAAACGGCCACAATTTCATTTCGCCACCATCAGCCGAGCCATAGAAAAGACCTTGACGGCGGTATTGCTCAACAGGAAGAGGTTTTCCGTATTGCTTGTTTTCTCCACCGTTCATGTATCGAGCGGTATCATCAAGCGGGATGAAGTATTGTCCATCCTCGCCTTCTTCAGCACCATTGGGCAAACTAGCCACGGTCTTTTCTTCATAAGAACCCTTGTAATAGCGGGAAACAACCCACTTTCCAAGTGCATTCTCAGAAGCGATAGCAACGATACCCTTTTCAAGAGCATTGTCCGAATCACGCTTAAACTCCTCAATTGCACGATTGCGCTTCCAACGCATCATATCACGCGGAGCATCAAGCATAATGAACATTCCAAAACACTTCTTCGCAAGTCCTCCACTATCGGAAGACGAAGAAGGACGGTTGCTCCTTCGGCTTTGTTGCACGAAAGAACGCCAAAGTGCTACTCCCAAATCGGAAGACACTTCAACGCTATTTTCAGCGCAAATGCTTTCGTATTTCTGTTCTGCTTCTTCAAGAGTCATCCCAACGTATTGAAGGGACTTCTCAATTTCATTTTTCGTTTGTTCGTTCATTTCAAACACCTTTTTTTATTTTTTTTTGTTTAAAGTTGTCCAACCATCCATGAAAGTAATACTTTCGGTGTCATGGTTGTGGACCGCCATTCTGCTTCGCCAATTGCTCTAAGATACTTGAATTTGATATTGGCCTCAAACTCAGCATTTAATACCGCGTCATGTAATCCCTGACAGATTTCTTTAACGCTACGCCCATCCACTAACATCTTATGTAAATACGATAAAGCGGAGGTTTTGTTATTCTGAATTAAATTAAGCCCTTCAACATAGTCTTCAAGGCTAATTTCTATTTGCTTCTCTAAGGACGAATTACTTGACTTTGCGGCTTGGATTTCGGTAATCGCCCTACGCAAGTCTAAGGAGCCACCGCCTATAAACGTGGTGATTTCATCGAGAGAAAAGCGAGTTACTTCTTCTGCTACGAGAATATCCCAGACTACATCAATCATTACATCAATAGGTAATGGAGTAAAATGATAGTTTGCACATCTACTCTGCAAGGCAAAGATAATCTTGCTTCTATCGTTGCAAGTGATTTGAAACCTTACATTACCGGCATATCGTTCCATAATGCGCTTTAGAGCATTTTGCGCATCGGAAGTCATACCATCCATTTCATCGAGTAAAATGATACGGAAAGGAACATCACCAATAACTCCGCTTTGAGCAATGTTCTTGATGGTTGTTCTAACCGTTTCCAAGCGTCTATCATCGGACGCATTGATTTCAAAGAAATTATCATCGAATCCATCTCCTAAAATTGTTCGTGCAGTAGCAATCATTGCCGCCGTCTTTCCATTTCCGGGATTACCGTATGCTAATACATTAGGCATATCATTTTCTTCTGCCCATGAAATAGCATCAAGTTTGTAATTCTCTTGTCCTTTGATATCGTTAATTGTTTTTGGTCTATACTTTTCTGTCCATAACATTTTAATTCCCCAATTTAATTAAAACCCTTCGTCCATTTTTTTCTGAATGAAATTTTTTCTCTACTAAACGAAATCTATTATATACCGTTGGTCTTGAAACCTTAAATTCTCTTCGATAGGTTTCGATAAATTCTTTCTTAGAAATCAAATTATTTTCTGGATTAATTTTTTTAAAAAAATCAATCAATAATTCATTTCTTTTATTTATTTTAGAAGCAACACGAGAACTAGTTTCTGTTTTTTGACTTTTAGAGGATTTCTTTTTTTGTTTTAGAAAAGAATGAAACTCTTCTAAATCTCCTTCAATTTTTATTGTAATCCTACCAAATAAATTTTCTTTTATATTAATTTTCATTTAAATCTACTCCTTTAGTCTATACTTTTCCGTCCATAACATTTGCGCTCCCCCATTCATATATTCTAACTCCGACTTCTCTCTTCACAACTTCTTGTTCGTGTTGATATAGTGATAAAATTCTAGATAATCCTCTAGGGGTTTGAGGCATCCAATAATCACCAATTTCTTCAGCAACAAGCGGGTAAAGAGTTTGGGTTGTGTAAAATTTATTGTTTCTTTCAGAAACAGCAATCACCCCCGCAATAATTTTTCTATGTTTTCTTTCTTTTCTCATTTTAATCATCTCTAATTGTATATTTAAACACTTGGCCTTTTAAAGAGTCCCCAAAAGGCCTTACATATTCCTTTTGGTATCTATTATCAGAACGAAGCCATTGTGATAATCTTCCAACTGTAATGTTGTTGTCACTAATTTTCTGAACAATTTCTTCGCAGATTAGTCCGTCTTCGCTTTCCTTGACAATAAGATACGCTCTTTCAAGGGTTCGATGTTTATACATTTTTCCAAATTTGCTTCTAGGCATAATAATCACTCAATTTTTATTGGTATTCCTTGATAAATTTCTGTGTATGTTCAGATAAGGCAATTCCTATTTTAAGGAGGTTTTCATATTTTTCATATAGATGAAGTAAAATTCCTTTTAGGTAACATTCTATAAATTCAACTTTATCTCTAGGATAAGGTAAAGGATGACTCATACCCTTTGCTACCCATTTTTTCTCGTCTTCCACTAGTCTATTCCAGACACGCGTATAGTCTGGTATATTGTAACTTTCATATCTTAAAAGTCTAGGAAGTAAAACTGGTTCTTCTTTTAGAAGAAGAGAAAGGTCTGATTCTTGGTTAAATAACTTACCGTCTGTATAAAAATGAGATTTAAGACATAACCAAATCCAATAATCGACTCCATTTAGATATTCACTTTGACTGTGACACAAAGAACATAATATGTGAAAATTTTCAGTATTGTTGGTTCCACCACATGCTCTTGCTAAAATGTGTGCTCTTTCGCCCCATGAACAATCTCCACAAGCAAGACACATTTCATCCCATTTTTTGTCTTCATCACTATAATGTAATACATCATACACATCTAATTCATACCAAAAGTTAATAACTTTTGCTTTTCTTATTGTTGAACCTGCCATAATAATCACATAAATAATTCTAATGAACCCACGTCATAAACAACGGGGTCTGTTTTCTTTCTTCTTTTCTTCTCACCAATTTTCAGAATCCTACATTCTGAATGGTTTAATTTTTTCTTTGCCCATTCCTTGAAGTCTTCATCCATCAACAGTTGTCTAAGAGTCTTTTCATCTTTGACTCCTAACTTTCTGCAAATAGGTGGGACTTTACTGTAAGCATTACGCTTAGGCATATTGATTCTTCCATACGCATTTCCTCCATGAATATAGGAAAGAATCTCATAGAAGTAGTCCGAGGACCATCTTCGCTTCACTACTCCATCAACAAAAATCAACCTGTTAGGATGAATGTTTTCTGCAAGCCATGAAAGAACCTGAGTATCGGGTGGGCTATTAAACTTTAGCAATCCAGCCATTTTATCACGGTCGGGTTCTTTCATATAGGCCATAACTAACGTATATGTGTCCATGTCTGTATTTACAGGTAGTTCTGAATTAGGTGCAATCGTTTCAATGCTTTCTCTCAGATGATTGATTCTTCCTGCTCTTTTGATTTGACACTTACCTTTAATTTCTTCGGGGACAGATTTTTCATTGATAGAAGTAAATACTACTTGACCTTTGTAAAGCCTAAGAATACGAAGAATGTCTTCTTTCTTAGGCTTGAAATGAACGTCTTCAATGATAATTCCATTTTCGATAGGAATAGAACCTATATCCATATCATTGATTTCATTTGCATACATAATCAAAGGTTCCTCACAAAAGGTCAAAGCCTTCTGTGATTTACCTGTTCCGGGTTTTCCGGTAATTAAGATTGGTCTTACACTTTTGATAGAGGTTAGTCCCATTACAATACTCCCTTAATTCTAAATAATTCTTGCATTCCTTCTTCTGTAAGGTGATTTCTGTTTGCGACAATATCAACCGCTTGTCTGAATCTAGTCCATTCATTCTTAGCATCTGGCAATTCATCAGAGATTGCTTCAGTAAGAATATACAGATTCTTAATTCCCCCAATCCTAAGAATGGGTTTGGGTCTTCCGCTATGTTCCTTATCTTTAACAGTTGATTCAACACCCATACGAAGAAGACCTCTATGTAATTCTTCAATAAAGTCAAGCGATTCCGCTCTAACATTCAGTCGAAGTCTGGTTCGATAACCAATTGCTGAATCGTCGCTCCTCTCTATATGAAAATCAACCTTCCCTAATGAAAGTAAGATACCTTTAATCATATCTGAATTAAGCATAATCCATCGCCTCCGTTGCTCCTAAGTATTCTCCCTTAATCCGCAAATAATCTAATCCAGAAATAACAACGTGCTTCACCACTTCTTCATATTCAAAACATTTTCCTGGAAAAATAAATGAAATAGATGTTCCTTGGTATGTTCCTAATGCCTTAGCGGTTTCTAAATCAACAGTATCATAAATAATCGCGTGTAGTGAGTTTTCATTTTCAAACATAAGATGTGCTGAAACACCTTTTGATAGAAGTGCAATATCCTCAATATCAATATGAAGATAAACCATGAAACTAAAAGAAGTTAGATTGTCATACTTCTTAACCCATTCAAGGATTAACTCATCCTGAAACATTACATTCCGTCCTCAATATATTCCTTGTGGTCTTTACAGACTTCGGTATGCAATACAGGCACTTGCATATGACAAACGTGTTCAGGACCAATTCGAGTATGGTTATGCTTGAGAGCAGTTTCATTTGCATTGATAATTAGATACTCACAAATGAATTCGAGTTGCTCATGAATAAACATAACTGCTTTCTTAGAAACTTGCAGGTCAGTATTTTCCTTGATGATTTCTTTAATATTTACCTTAGAAACATACTTTCTAGGTGGTATTTGAGTAGGCTCATCTTTAGGACTGATTAAAACTCCATTTTCATCAAAGTAAGGAACCTTCGTCGCAAGCATCTGTCGAGGCCGACCCTTATAATGATTTACGTTGTGCATAAACGCCATACCGTTCTGAATACGAACAACATGATATGTTACGCCATCAATCATTGTAAATTGACCTTCTTTAATCATCTTCCTTCAACCCCTGTTTAATTAAGTTAAGAATAACTTGCTTGTCTGCATCCATTTCTGTAAACTTTGCAACATTCTTCAAGATTACTCTTAAGCGCAATTCTTCCTCAGTAGGAATGTCTGGTAGTCTTAGTAACTTGACTACCTTTCTTTTGCTATCAGTAAGTTTGGCATTCTCGTCAGATTTAGAACGGAGAACGAAAAGCCTTGCGTGTAAATTTACAAGTGTTCTAAATTGCACTTTAATTCGTTTGTAAGTTGTCAGAATTGCTGACCCTACTGATTTTTTAGATAACGTATTGATATTCTTTGGTGTCCCAGAATAGTCAATAAATACCTTGTAGTTTTCAATTTCCATTTCAAATCATCTCCAAAATATCCTCAAAAGTATTTGCATCTGCGGCAAACTTATCTGTTCTAATCCTATTCACGCGAGGAAAACGAAGGCTGAGGTTTCCTTCGGAATCTCTTGTGATGATATCTGCGCTGATTTCCAAAACAATACGCGGAAGGAACGAATACTGTCCGTTCTTGAAAGAATCAACATTCTTTCGTAGGTCGTTAGTCAATCTAACCAAATCAGAATCAGAAAGACCTGTTCCGACCCAACAAACTTCAGTCCAACCCTTATCAGAACGCGCACCCATTAGGTAAGAACCAAAAACACCGGCTCTTTTCCCTTCACCATAGGTAGCCCCCATGATAACTAAGTCCAATTCGATACGGGGTGGCTTGTGCTTCGCCCAAGAAACGGAGCGTTTTCCGGCCTGATAAGAAGCAGAAGCATCCTTAACGATGATTCCCTCGAATCCATCAGCAATCGCTTGATGATAGAAAGCGATAGGGTCGCCTTCAGTAATTCTGTGGGCTTGGTCTTCGACGTTTTCCATCTTTGCGATACGCTCACGATAAGACAAATCCATCGTTGTTTCTCCATTGATTTTCAAGCAATCGAAGATAACCCAACGAACAGGACACTTTCTAACCGCTTCTTCGTGATTCTTTGAATGAACCCTTGTTCCAAGAACCTGATGTGGAGCAGGTGAGCCATCTTCTTTCACAGGATAAATCTCACCATCAAAAATAAACTCATCACAAGAATAGGTTCTAACCTTCTCAACAATATCAGGGTATTGATTGGTGACTACGTTTCCCTTTCGGTTAAAGATAATCACGTTGTTTCCACTACGGTGGATTTGATACCGATTGCCGTCGTATTTATAATCCACAATTCTATCGGTGGGCCACTTTCTTTGTGGAATCTGCTTGGCTAACATAGGAGAAATGAAAGAACCGTGGGTAATCAATAGAGGGGGTTCTTCTTGTCGCTCGTAATAGTTACAAGTATTATGTAGTGTGTTGAAGGACGTATGTTTCTTAACTGTTGCTTGGGTCTTTCCATAATGCTTTGCTAGAATCTTCTTTGTTGTTCCCTCGCTCATACCATTACGCGGGGTTCTTAGAAGATACCTGATAAACCACTTTCTTTCAAGAGCAGACATATCGTTAAAAGCCGACTCAAACAATTCGTTTCCGTGAGAATCAATGCCTGAGTATTGATAGGACAATAGAGCAATTACTTGATTCAAGGATAACTCCGAATCTGATTCGGCAGAAGAGTCAAAGTAATATACTGCCTCTCCTAACTCGTCATAGATTACCAAGTAATCATCCACTTCATCATCATGCACGTCAAAAGCCTTCGCAACCCATTTCTTTAGGCGAGAAGCACCAAGATTGTTCGACGGGTATTCCATCGAAATAATTTGGATTAAGGACGGTCTATCCTCAAAATTCTCCATTGCCTTTGAAATCATTGAGATTTGTCTGGTGGGTATCGCGTTGTCCGTCGCTTCCAGCAGATTGCACATCATTTTCCATGTCATTAAAATTCACCTCTGTATTTACTGTATAAATTAAATTCTTAATCATTACGCACATGTTGTCTTGGCCTGTGATAGATTTATTCACGTATTCATGGTGTAAAATCCTAGCCAAAATCAACCATTCATTCTTCGTCATCTTCCGATACTTCATCTTCGTCAAGCCTCCCAAGTAGTCGCATAAAATTGGAAACTAACTTACTCGTTACTTCCACTTCTTCAAACATTTGCTTCTCAATAAAACGATGCATTAGATGAACCATCGTGGCCTGAGTCATAGCAGGTGCTAACTTAGCCAAACTCATATCTGTTTGGATAGACCAATACATAACAAATGATGCCTTAGCAAGATAATTTGCATAGCGCATTTCATTAGCCTGAGCATTGAATGAATCTAAATGCAAAGGACTCTTGTTAAGAGCCTTCTGCACTTGTTTAATCCACATAGCGTATTGTTTATCATTCGTCGTTATCAGATACAGTTTGTTGGTGTTCATTTGTTTCACGCTCCATTAGCATGTTCAGCATCGCAGTTTGCACTTTCAAGTAAGCCATATCAATATGGTGTGTTTGAACACGGCATCCTCTTCCTTTTCCGGGCGGAACAAGCATATCCCTCTCAATAATAAGAGCAAACAAATCAACCAAATCAGAACTATGTCTGACAAATCGACCAATTGCTCCGTTTCCGTATTGTCTATCTTGGTTTGCCTTTCTTACTGCATTTTTTGCTTGGACTTCGCTAATGCGTTTCTTAATCTCATTCATTCCAACTCTCTCCTTAGTAGGTTTAATAGGTGTCTTGCTTCTTCGATGTTCATACGAACACCTTTTCGGGAAATTTTATCATTGGTAAACCAACGAATATCAATTACTTCGATGTTCCAATAGGTTCCCTTCCTAATTTTTAGGACATCTTTTTCGTTTCTTGGGATTTCACCCAATGTT